ACTTATCAAGAATTTTACTGATTGTAAATTTTGAAGGGGGGGGGCTAAAGCATTAGATATGAAAACAGTACACAAAGGAGAAGCTTCTGAATTGATTAAATCAATTCCTAAGGCACCAGTTTATTTAGATACAAATGCCAAAAAGCATTTTAAAAACTTTTCTAAGATTTTGATCTCAAATGATTCTTTAAAACGCATTCATGTTCCTGCAGTCGAGATACTGGCAGAAAACTTTTCACAATGGGAATGGTCTGTAAGACAAATAAGAGCTAAGAACAAAGAAAAGAAAGGATCTGGATATGTCCAGAGGTATAATTCTGGTGCCGAAAATATATCTGTGTATTTGACTATAAAACGTGATGCTGAAAAAGCGATCATGCAGTGCTTTAAGCAATTTGGTATAGATCCTAAATCTGAAAAAGAATTAAAGCAAACAGTAGATCCAGCTCAGGGTGATCTATTTGAAGAATTTGGAAAACTTAAAAAATCATAATCGATGCATCTAACTGATGACATGCTACATTCTGTGCCATTTCAATATGCAGAAGATGTTCGATCTGGAAAGCTCACGGTGGGTAAAACCATTAAGCAAGCAGTCAACAGATTTTACAAGTGGATTGATGAATCTGAAACTTCAGGATTTTATATTGATCACAATGCAGGAATGCATATTATTAGGTTTTTTGAAACATTTTTATTTCATACCAAAGGTGAAAAAGCGAAACTTCGTGAAGAATTTAGATTGGAGCCATGGCAGAAGTTTACATTATACAACATATTAGGCTGGAAGGACCAAAACGGTAACAGGAGAATAAAAACAGTTTACGAAAAAGTGGCCAGAAAGAATGGTAAAACTGCTACACTTTCTGGTGTAGGTTTATATTTCCTTTGTTTTGATGATGAATCTTCACCAGAAGTATATGCCGGAGCGACAAAAGAAGACCAGGCAAAAATAGTATGGCAGCAAGCTTATGACTTCGTAAAAAAATCTATAAAGTTAAGATCTGGTGGGGTCAAAAATACTCAACGTGAAATTCGATACCCTGCAGCTATGGGAAAGTTTAAATTCCTTGGTGGTGACTCCAAATCACAAGATGGATTAAACCCTTCTTTAGCTATCATAGATGAGTATCATGCGCACAAAGATGATTCTATTCGGGAAGTTTTAGAATCTGCAATGGGAGCCAGAAAGAACCCTTTATTATATATCATTACTACTGCTGGATTCAATGTGCAATCTGCCTGTAAGGAAGCAGAAGATGTCTACAAAGAAATCCTCTCGGGCATAAAAGAAGATGATCATACATTCATAATGATACATGATCTAGATGAAAGTGATGACTGGGAAGATGAAAATAACTGGATAAAAGCAAATCCAAATCTAAATGTTTCTTTGACACTTAATCATTTACAATCGGAATACAAAAAAGCAATTAATCAACCTTCAAAAATTCCAAATTTTAAAACCAAGCATTTAAATATGTGGGTTGATGCTGCAGATGTTAGGATTCCAGAAAGCAACTGGGATGCTAATTCAGCAAAAATAAAAATGCAGAACTTTATCGAATACGGTTGTGCCGGTGCTATAGATTTAAGTTCTACCATAGATTTATCTGCGATCTGTTTTGTAAGCAATCCAGATCCAGATGGGTATAGAGATATTTTGCCATTACTATTTTGTCCACTGGACACGGTAGACAAAAGATCTGCAGAAGATAGAGTGCCATATAAATTCTGGAAAAATCAAACTTTAGAAAAATATATTGACCTAGAAGGTTTTAAAGATGTCAATAACTTTTTTAAAAAACAAGCTATTTTAGAAGCGACACAAGGTAACCAGATTGACTATGAAAACCTACAAAATATTATCGCTTTTTGTTGGGATGTACTTAAACCAAAATGGTATGAGTACGATTCCTGGCAGGCCACGCAGTTGGTCCAGAACTTAACTGCACGAGAAATAGAAATGCATCCCTATCCACAAACAACAGCACATTTTTCTTTTCCTACTAAGGAATTTGAAAAGCTTATATACTCTGGAAAAATGCGACACGGTGGCCACCCTGTTTTAAAATGGATGATCTCTGGATGTGTGGCTTACATGGATCCAAACGAAAATATTCGCTATGCCAAAAACAAGTCTACAAAACGTATCGATGGCATCATTGCAACGGTAATGGCTTTGGCAGGCACTATGACTGAAATTGAAACTAATGAATCCAAATATAATAATACAGATCCCGATGAAATCACATTCTAAATTGAAAAAAGAAAACGAACTTTTAAAAAAACTAGCTACCACTACTGGCTTTTACACTTACTATTTTGAAATGCTGCCGAAGTGCAAAACCTTTACTGAAGCTTTTAATATGGCAAATGATAAATATCACGAGCTATTTGGTCAGTACAAATACAGCAGTTACAACAGCTTTCAAAATGCAATGAAAAAAAAAAGTAAATGAAAGACTTGAAACTAATACTCATCATCATCTTAACCTTTAGCCTGCCACTGTCCACTTCTGCCCTACTCGATGTAGAATGGATAAATAACCACTGGAGCAGAATAGCGCTTATCCTTTTGCTTATGGCTTTTGAAATTGTGGTGGGAGTGTTTACCCTAAAAGAAATGATTAGTAAAAAATAACTTTTAAAATATGACAACTCCAAAATTTATTAATAATGAATACTTACAACTTCAGTTATGAAAAAAAAATGGACAAACCACGAACTAGACTACCTGTATGAAAACTATCCGCATCAGTATTCCTACGAGATAAAAAAAGTACTCAAAAGGTCTATAAATAGTATCAACAGCAAAGCATATGTTTTAAAGTTAAAAAAAACCATAGCCTTTAAACGTAAAGAAGCTCAGCGGTTAAAAACTACAGGAAAATCCTATCAATTTCAAAAAGGTTACGTGTCACCAAACAAAGGCAAAAAGTTAACAGAATTTATGTCACCAGAAGGTATAGAAGCATCCAAAAAGACACGGTACCAAAAAGGAAACCAACCACATAATATAAAGGCTAATGATGGTGTAATAGTGGATCGAGTAGATTCCGATGGACGTAATTACAGATACATACGTTTAAGCAAAGCAAAATGGGTGCCTTTGCATCGTCACCTTTGGGAGCAGGCTTATGGACCTATACCAGAAAATCACATTATAATTTTTAAAGATAACAATACAGAAAACGCAGTTTTAGAAAATCTAAAGTGCATGAGTAAAGCAGAGAATATGCTGCGTAACTCAAAATACAATTATCCAGAACAAATTATACCGTCAATGGTATTAATCAATAAACTAGAAACCCTTTTAAAACAAAAACAAGATGGCAAACAATAAGCTAGAAGACCTTAACAATCATTTATTTGCACAGCTAGAACGCTTAAGCGATGAAGACCTAACTCTAGAAACACTCGAAAAAGAAATCGAACGCTCTAAGGCCGTAAATGGTGTGGCCAAAAACATTATAGAAAACGCAAAAACCACTCTAGAAGCCACCAAATATATTGTGAATGATATGCCACAAAATCGAATAGTGCCTTCTCAGTTTAGGCTAAAAGAATAGTGGCGACTAAATACGCACTAAACTTTGAATTATGAAAAAACAAAATAAAGATACACAAGCCCCTGAATTAAGCACTAACTCGCCATTATTTATAGATAGTGTTATAGGTAGGCTTTCTTCTGAACTCAATAAAAAGTTAGAAGATTATATGATTGAAGGATTAAAAAGAAAGGGATTTGAGTTTGAAAACAGATTAGAACTTGAAACCTTCATTAAAAATAATTGCAGATGTGAGGACACTCCGCATAAAAAAGAGCGCGTTTATTTTGCAAATGACACACCTTTCTTTCTACACAAATACGAAATTGAAATGACAAATCCAAAAACGCTTGATTGGGATGTTAAGATGTGCAGTAACTACGGGTCTTATGCTTACCTATAACGTTGAGTGTAAGATTAGTTGGCTTTTCGCCAATTAATTATATATGGTGTTAGTTACTGTTATTTTTTAGAGCGTTGGCAAATTAATGAGGTACGAATTAAAATATTTATAATATGATTGATATAAGATTAAGTGATAATTTAGAGTTAATGGCAGAAATAAAAGATAATACAGTAGATTTAATTTACTGCGATATACTTTATGGAACAGGTAGGAAGTTTGCAGACTACCAAGATTTAAAACCTAAACGTGAAATTATAGAAGAACATTACATTCCTAGAATAAAAGAAATGCACCGTATTTTAAAAGATACGGGAAGTATTTATTTACAAATGGATACTAGAATTAATCATTGGATGAGATGTATTTTAGATCATGTTTTTGGATATGATAATTTTAGAACTGAATTAGTTTGGCTTTATAATTCGCAAGGTAAAACCAATAAGGAATGGAACAAAAAACACGACCAGATTTTGTATTATACAAAAAGTAAAAAGTGGACTTTTAATGCTAAAGAAGTAGTTGATAGTATTTCTGACTTAACATATAAACGATTTAAAAAAGAAATTGACACTTATGGTTATTATACGGTTTTAAAGAATGGGAAACGAACAAAATACTATTTAGAAAATGGTAGTTTACCTAAAGATTGGCACGATGATATAACTTACATTAGTAGAGATAACAAAGAATTAACAGGCTATAATACACAAAAACCAAAATCTTTAATAGAAAGACTTGTAAAAGCAAGTAGCAACCAAGGTGATTTAGTTGCATATTTTTACGCTGGTAGTTTTACAACTGCTGAAGTGTGCAAAGATTTAAACCGAAACTTTATAGGTTGTGATATATCAGAAAAAGCCGTAGAGATTGGTTACGCAAGAGTGGGGCAAAAAAAATAATTGTTACTAACGCTAAGTATAACAAACGAAAAATATACTATATGAAACCACAAGACTTTATTGGAAAGAAAGCGACTTGCTTTGAATATGGCACTCAAATATTTGGAGAGAACGAAAAAGGAGAACTACAAATGATATTATATGTAAGAGGTTGGGGAGCAATCCAAAACCTATTTGAAGGTAATGCACAAAAAGCAACGGACTTCCAAGATGAATTGGGAGCGTGGTTTGTTGATGCGATAAATGAAAAATTGGAACGAGAAACTAAGTAAATTTTATGTTTTGTTATACAATGTTGTATGGCGAAGCGTACCGTTTCAATGGCATACAACGGATGGTGCTATGTTGTCGGATTTTGTTTTTCACAAAATATGCAATATAGGTAGTGTTATGCCCTGTTTTTTTGAGCGTTTGTAAATTAATTTACAAAAAAGTGTATTTTTACTTGGTAGTTAATACATAATACTGTATATTTGTAGTATAATAATTAAAACAAAAAAATTATGACAACTCAAATGACAATCAGACAAATCAGACAAGAATTATTTTCAACAGAAAAATATACTGTAATTGGTTCAGAGGAAATGACAAACAAAGAAAGTAGAGATTTCTTATATGAAAAAGAAAACCAAAACGAAAAAATGAATGTAAAGGATAACAATACACATTTATTAATATGGAAGTAAAAAACCTAATTAACTGGAGTGAACTTAGCCGTAAATTAAGCGGTTCAGACAACTCTATACGACCAAATAAAGTACCTAAAAAATACGAACGCAAAGTAAATCGTTTGCTATGGATTCTCGCTTTGTGGGAGCGTTGGGCAAATAGGGCATAACGGAGCTGTATATGGTTTGTGCCGATTTATACCGAAAGATTGAAATATTAACCTACCCCTTTTCTTTTATTTTTGAGCGAAGGCAAATTGCGAAGCAAAATGAATACAATGGATTTACGATTAGGCGACTGCTTAGAAATTATGAAAACAATTCCCGATAATAGTATTGATGCGATTATTTGTGATTTGCCTTATGGTACTACCGCTTGTAAATGGGATAGTGTAATACCTTTTGAGCCACTTTGGGAACAGTATAAGCGCATTATAAAAGATAATGGTGCTATTGTATTATTTGG